CAGCAGCCAATGATTTTTTTAATCGTGTCTCATTTGAATCTTTGCGAAGTCTAGCCTTAGACACAAACTCAGAAGAGCGTTTTTTGCCTTTAAAGTTTGGAGGAAACCCGCCTCCTGTAACAATGTTCCACCCGATATTCTCAAAAGGTCGCAATTTTTGTTCAATCTCTTTGCAATAATTTTCATCGGCAATCAACAAAACTTCTTGAATAACATCGTATTTGTTTAATGCGTTTCGTAGATGTGCGTTTTGACCAACATTCTTGTGTTCCCAGAATCTGCGCTTTTCACGACCATGACGAGTAATGCCAACATAACCCTGACTAAACATATCTGTATGGTCGGCGCACCGCAACCAATAAACAGACATGATGCCAGAGCCATCTGCTGTTTGTGTTAGTCCTGTTGAGGCTACTGCGTTAATGATTGTTGTCATGTTGGCCTCTTATCGGAAAATAGAAACGTTGATCTGACCAGAGTCAGAACTTGCCACACCAACGCTACCACCGTTGGGCGTTCCATAAGTCGTGAAGGCTACGTTTCCAGTTGAATTTGTAACTGTATCAACAACAGTAAGCTGCAAAGTTCCACTGCTTGATCTTCCATTTAAACCAATGACAGCAGAGTAGTTTGCATCCGACATTGCATTCGTAAAAGCTGCGGTGTAGTTGCCTGTGCTGTTTCTGGTTACAGAACTAAAATTAAATGACGCACGAATAGTTGGGCTTGCCCCAGATGCGCCGTTAATGTTCACCCAAGCACGACACAGCGTGCCCACTTGAGTGCCGTTGCCATCCTTGAATTGAACAGGCGTGTTTGCCGTGCTGCTTTGAATTGTATCTACGTTTGCTGTTCCGTAAGGCATTACAATACCACCCACTTGCTACCACTAGCCACCGTAACTGTTACGCCACTTGAAATTGTGACAGGACCAGCAGATGTACCGTTTTGTCCTGAAGCAATCGTATAACTAGTAGAAATTGTTTGACTATTCACATGGATGCCATTACCGCTCACCATGTGTTGCGATTGTAACTCACCAGTACTAGGTTTGTAAAGTAATTTTGTGTTTCCTGTATAAATAGTTGACAATGTGCCTGTAGTGGCAGCAGCAAAAGTAGGATAGAGATTACTACTTGTACTTGTGTCATTACTAATACTTACTGTAGAACCCGCACTACCATTAGAAGCAGCAGTAATACGTCCGTATGCGTCTACGGTGATGTTTGCTGTTGTATAACTTCCTGCTGAAACGGCTGTTGTAGCTAAATCAATTGTAGGAGTTGTCCCGCCACTGGAAGTAACTCTGCCAGAAGTACCAGAAACGCTTGTAACAGGTGCTGTACCGCTAGAAGCTGCTGTCAATCTACCTTGAGCATCCACTGTAAAAGACGCATAGGTATAACTACCAGCAGAAACAGCCGTATTTGCTAAAGCAACAGTACCACTACTTGTAATTGTTCCACCACTCAAGCCAGTGCCTGCTGTAATGGAAGTCACAGTGCCAGAATATTGATCGTTGCTGGTAATAGTGAAATTGGGATAGGTGCCGCTAATGCTTGTTGTGCCTGCGCCTGTCAAAGCTACTGTTTGGTCAGGAGCAGTGTTGGCAATTGTAATGGAGCCTGCACCGTTGGTGACAGAAATGCCTATACCTGCTGTCAGTGTGTGGTTTTCCCACAGAGATGTCGAACTGTTATAAATAAGTGTCTGACCATTACTCTTAGTTGTAATGGCAACATCATGAATTTCATCCAATTCATAGCCGTTTTGCACTTTAACAAACAACTTACCATGCACTGCATGAGCATATTCGACAACAGCAACATAAACCAAATGAGTGGGGGCACTTGGCTTGGTGGACGTTAATGCACCTGCTGTTGTACCGCTCAAATAAAGCTGTGCGCCGTCAGTATAGGCAGAAGTATCAACATCATCAATTAAACCGATGATGGTGACATATCCATTGGTGTTGTTAGCCAAATCTGCCTTCAACAATCCTAAAGTTTGGGCCGAAGACGTATCACTATTGGCTTGTGCTTTTGTAACTGTCGGAACTTGACCTGTTGCGCCATTAATATAAACAGCAGTGCCTTTTGTAAGCGTAGCACCAGTGGTGTTTCTTACCAAACATACAACGTTTGTTGTAAAATTGACACTCAAATCATCATTTGTGCCGTTTGTGGTGACGGTGAGGCTACCATCGGTAGATGTAATGGTTTTTAATGTCTCAGATTGGTCTATTTTTTGCCAAACTGTGCCATTAAATAGGAGCCAATCTCCAACAGCCCAATCGGTGATGCCATTAAGATTGGTAGAACCAGCAGTAGAAACAATGTAATAATAACCATTTGTGCCTGTGCTTGAAGTAAGAGTTGGGGTATTGGTGGAAGCGTTCCATGTGCCTTGATAGGACAATCCACCGCCTGCAATGGAGGCCCAAGAAAGAACACTTCCGTTGGTGGTGAGATATTTACCGCTGTTTCCTGTCTGAGAAGGGATAAGGTTGTCAATTTCTGTCTGCAACAAGGCCAAAGCGTCAAGAACAGTTTGACTTGTGCCGCCGCCATTGGCAACAACCCTCACTTTATCGGCAGTTTCGTTGGACAGAACACCGCCAACGTTGATTTGTTTGCCGTTTGAAAGCTCAATTACAAGGCTATTGTCAAAATCAAGGAAAGCATTAACGACAGAAACACCATCAACCCCGTCAATCCCGTCTTTTCCGTCCTTGCCGTCTTTTCCATCTCGTCCATCAGCCCCTTTAGGCCCAATAGCGCCATCTTTTCCGTCCTTACCTGCTTTCCCATCTTTACCGTCTTTGCCATCTTTAACATTTGCAGCCACTTGCTCCACTTTTGTAGCCGCATTGTCCACCCTAGCAAGCATCTTGGCTTCGATTTTCTGCAAAGCCTGCATCACCAAGTCGATGTTTTCAGTGATTTTCTGGGAACGAGCCTTCTTGCTTTCCTGAACGGAAGCCAAAACACTATCCAGAACAGCTTTTTGCTGCTCCGGGGTCATGTTTTTAAGGATGGTTTCCTTGGTTAGCTTTTCGATGTCCATTATTGTCCTTGTTGTTGGAGCTTCTCATTTAATTTGGTGAGGAAGTCTTCTTCCATCCCGGACATATCGCCTTTTGCCTTGTGCATTTGAAGCTCGACAATCTTTGCTTTGTTCTTGATGTCTGCTTCTTTCAACATCAACTCGGCAATTTTAACACGTTTGTCGAATTCTTGTGAAGCAAGTTCAGCATTATTAGGCAAGTTTTGTGTCAACATGGAGGCCAATTTAGCTTCCACTTCTTTTGGCTTCAATTGAGCTTCAATGACAGTCTTCATGGCCTCAGCTTCGTTTTGTTTAGCTTGAGACGCATTAACCGCAATCTGTGCCTGTGCCGCTTCAATCTGTAATTGCTGGGCCATTTGCTGCATCGCTGCCTGATTGGGGTCGGGTTGCGACATTTGCACCAATGCTTGCTCCAATTCACCCTTGTTGGACAAGCCACTGTTGTGGATGATGCCTTTGAGGATGAGAGGAAGCACAGGAGTGTTGGGGCCAAGGGTTTGCAACAAGCCAATAAGCTGTTGTTGTTCGTATTCCCGAGCCATAATGCCCAACGTGGCTGTCGGAACAAAGTTGAGGTCAACAGTGGGGTAGCGCTCAGGATCAAATTGCATGAAACGGAACACTGCCTTCTTGATGAACGGCATCAAAAAGTCTTCTTGGAAGTTGGTGAGAGTGCGACGGTATTTTTTGATGATGGAAGCCATCGCCGCAGACATCCCAGCACCACCAGCATCGCGGCTAACGTTAGACACCAAACCATTACTATCCAAAGTACCAGTAGCTTGTAAAAGCATACGCTCAAAATTCTGAGCAGCTTGAGCATTGGAAGCGTCTGGATTGCCAAATTTAAACGGTGTAAGAATTTCATTAGGATTGCCGTTAACAAGAATAGCCTTACCCGGCTTCACCTCAAACTTAGACCCACGAGGCATACGGGTGGCATCCATAGCCATCATAGGAGCCGTTGTAAGGCCCAATGAATCAATGTAGCTACGGATTTGGGCATCAATTGCTTTTTGCATGTTGTAGGCTTTTTCCACAGTGCCTCGTCCCGGCAAGCGGTTGGGCATGGTGTCAGCCTGATAGGTGAGAACTGGTCTATCCTTCATCATGTAAGGATTTTCTTCAGCCTTCAACAAAACAGAGCCGTTGGCAATGACGATGACAGCTTCCACCAAATCGGAATAATCGTCCATTGCGCTATCATCGGGGAACAAATCGGCAACTTCTTTGCCATCGTTCTCCAATTGCTCTAGATATTCACGGGGAACCAAGCCGTAATAGGTGAGCAAAATAACTTGGTCGTCGGAATAATGTTCGTCAGTGCTTAAAGAAGCTTCCAAATCATCTTGGGAGCTTTCTTGTTTGATTTCCACTTTACGATAGATGCCACGCTCAATGCCTTCCACCACTTTGTGAAAGCTCACGGGCTTTTCAATGGCAACACCCATGCAATCGTTCACGGTTGTGCCGTTTGGGTCCCACAGGAAGTTTTTAGGATTGATGGGAGTCAGTTTGACGCCAATGCGGTCTTGCTCCACCACGCCAATGGCAGCTTGTCCTGTAACACCGGGAATGGGCTGTGTCGTGGGAATATATTCCTTTTCCCGCTTCACTGTCATCTCGCCAACGCCAGTGCCATAAATTTCAGCCATCAACACAATTTGGTCAATAGACTTCTTCACCTTATCTTTGGCAAAGTCTTCCATCAACTGCTCACGGATGAGGCTTACATCAATAGGATTGCCATTAACGTCACGTACATCATCATCAATGTCAAAATATTCCCCTTGACCGAAAATGGCCTCCATAATCTCAGCATGGCGGGTTTCCACAGCCTGCTGTGTGGCAGGAGTGACAATACGACTACGCTCGCTTTCACGGGTTTTGTCTTCAGCAGCCCATTCACCACGGAAAATACGCTCGTATTCTTCCCAGCAATCGCGGAAATTGGAGTCACGATAGGTGCGCCAACGCTCAGTGTGGCCTACCACCCAATCGACAAGCTCCTTATCGCTCTCTGTAGGCTCCTCAAAATAGCCTTCAGCTTCTGGATTTTCAAGTTTGGACATATTACCACTTCACCTTATTCGCCCAATAAGCTGCACTCATCTTGCCTTTGGCGATATTTTTGGCATGACGTGCTTGGAAACTTTCTCTACGGTTTTTGTCAGCTTCGCTCTCACCTTTACGGGCAGGACTACCACTAACACCTTGTTGACCAAAACGAATAAGTTTCACCTCATCCCCTTCTTTAGCCAAAACAGCGTGGCTTTTAGTGGGATGTCCGGGTGTACGTTTAGGCTTGTTGTAGCCTTGAAACTCTTCTTGTCCGCGCTTAATAGTCATGGGTGGGCACTCTAACACAAATTAATACTTTTGTCAAGCTTTTAATAACCTGCAATGACATCTATTGTTTCCCAATCGTCTTCATCTAGGCCATTTCCGTAGGTGGAGATAGCCAATTGATCGACGTAAGACAAACTATCAATGAGGTCGTCATGCACCCCAGCAGTGGGAAACATCAAATATTGATCGACAAACTCACTCCAATCCTTGCCTTTGTTAAGCTTTATCCTCCCATGCTCAAACCTACCCTGAAGGCTCCAAACCACCCTGTCTGTCTTCTTTTTGTTCCCGTGTGTCAGGTCTGTGATGTGGGAATAGACGTTGGTTTTCCTCATTAAGTCTTCGAGGTAGGGCTGGACGGCGTTTCGCAAAGCTCCTCGTTCAATGCCAACAGCAACGGGCTGATGCTCACGGATAGCCATAAGAATCCGACTAGCAGTTTCACGAATGTCCCAACGTCCATGAACAATGTCCTTCACCCACCAATCGCCGTTGTCTTCCACCTTCACAATTGTGATGGCGCTTTCGTCTAGCTTTTTCTTAGCCGCCGATGCGTTCTTTGCCACTTGCTCAAAACCAGCAAGGTCGATGGCAATGACATAGCTTCCATATTGAGGCTCTTCCTCATATTTAAGCCATTCCTCCTTAAAGACGTCAGAGCCAGCATTGTCGAATGACGACAAATATTCTTGTCTAAAGGCAAAGGAGCTTAATGTTCTTTTGGCTGCTTCAATTTCTTTGGGGTCGATGGTTTCGTTGTCTTGCGTGGTGAAGTGCCAGCTTTTCCATTCTTCGTCCCATCCTTCTTCGTCTGTGTCTTGCTGTCCAAGTTTGAAGACATCATAGAACCAATTGCGTCCTGAAGGGGTTGAAATGAATAGGGCTCTACCCTTCCGATCTGACAAGGCTGCTCGGAGAATTTTTTCCCAGACATCTTGTTTGATAAACGCGCACTCATCAAGTACAAGGTATGTAAGCGAGACACCACGAAGGCTATCAGGGTTGTCAGCACCTCTAACCAATATTTTCCTGCCATTAACCAGCGTAATTTCCAAATTGTTGACATGACTACTCTTTATAACTGGCCTGCCCAATTCATGGAGCAAGTCCCAAATAATTGTACGTGCCTGCCCAAGCGTAGGGGCCACATACATCACACTACTTCCGTCGGGACAATTGAGAGCTTCAATGAGCAATGTAACTGCCGACAACCTACTCTTACCGCATCGACGTCCAGCAGCCACCACTTTGAAACGGGTTTTGTCCTGAAACACCTTCTGTTGCCATTTGAGCAACTGGAAATTAAGACTCGTCATCTACGTCCTTTATTTCCACATCGGTGACATCAATAAGGGTTTCCTCTGCCTCCACCGTGGGAGAAGACAAACCACTAATGTTGATGGAGATTTGGGGTGTGCCTCCTGCCGCTTTGCTCTGCTCAAAAGCAGACACAGGGACAATACGATCTACAATGAGTTTCCATGCAGCAGCTTGGTTTTTGTGGCTATCATCAAGAGCAGCATCGTAAATAGCCTCTAATACTTTAGCACTCTTGGGGCTATTCAACATCCTTATCTTATATTCATTGATGATGGCTGAATCACCCTTGGGACGCCCTAACACCCCCTTATTCTTATTCTTGGTGGCAACTATCTCGCCCTTTTTGGGACGACCACGCCCCCTCTTTTGTTGTTGCTCCATCTTTGTCCTTCTCGGAGATGCCAATGAATTGGTAGATTGTTTATATCAACAGCTTCTGGTTTCCACCATTGACGATAATAGGTGTCCCAACGACAGCCTAATGCTTTAGCTTTATCTTTTTCGCTGTAAGGCACATTAAGCCATGTTGTCATTTTTTGTTTGTTTTTCCTACATTATAGTACTTGACCGTTCATTCCATTAAGCCAAGAATCTAGATGAACATTAAATAATGTTGTCGTTAATGTCCATCTGTGCACATATTTGTTTTTCATCTGAGTTCTTGTCCAGCAACTTGTCATCATTGTTGGCAGTTGGAAGTCTAGCATACTTTTTCTAAAAAGTCAATACTTTTATGTCCCTTGTGAGCACATTTTAGACAACTATTTTGCCTAGAGTGCACATTTTATTCACACATGACACTAAAGTGTTGATTTATATAGGGTTTTTTATTGTCTTTCTATTCACATTAATTGTCTCTTTTTTGCCACATTCCCTTTTGTGTACTGAATGGGCTCCAGCAAAAGTTTCCAACAGAGCCTGCCCCCTCCCCCCTATGTTGTATTTATGCAACAATTCAGCACACTGATGTTCAGCATACTGACTAATAAGTTATCCACAGGATGTCCACACTGTATAGGTAAACAGTTGTGCATAACCTATGGGCAAGTGTGAGGGACGATGTAGCACCCTCTGTGGATAACTTGTGGATAACCTATCAGGGTAAACACCAGTGTCAACTTTCCGACACTAGGTGTCAAAATGTCGACACTACAAGTAACACTAGAGTATTAACCCTACACAATGAGGTGTCAATATTCCGACACATAAATGAGCACTTCTATACACAGTAGCCTGCAAAGCTAGCACTTAAGGTTACACTTCAGCATTTTGGCATACCTCTTGCATGTATATTACCAAGCAGGGCAGAGGGCTAGTCTAGGGAAACTCCCTATAGCCAAGCATCGAAGCTCTGCTACAGTAGAGACACATCAACCAACCTAGACGAGGTAAACATGTTCACCATCAAAGGCTATACCATCAACACTAAAGAGCAGGCTCTGTCGCTTCTCATGCTTGCCAAGTTGCAAGGCGACAAACGAATCGAAGAGCAGATCATGGCGATTCTCAACAAACTGTCATAATAGCTAGGAGTCACTAACATGAACCAATACGACAAAGCCTATACAGAGTATTGCAACCTCCCACACGTTCGTATTGACCCTCTAGACCTGCCCGAGGACATTGGGCACATGGTTTATCGGGCACGGCATGAGATTGACCTAGTAGAAGAGGGCGAACGAGATGACGATGACGATAAGCCTACAACGGCAGAATTGAAAGCCATTAAACGATTCATTAAGAAATGGAGTGCTTAACATGAAACAATACACCTACACCTTCAACAATGGCGTGGCACGTTACACCATCGTGGCATCGTCATACGCTCAAGCCAAGCGTCACGTCTCCAAGATGCTCACCAAGTGGCTTGTGGTGGTCTACAATGGCCGCTACATTGGCGCACCAGTTGCCAACGGCAAGTGCATTTCAGTGGTGGGAATTTAAGCCATGTTTGACACCCTCAAAACCTACCTTGGCCTAGGCCTCATTTTCTGTGGTATGCTGGCGCTTATGCTGGCCTATTTCGATTGTCTGTTCATCTAAACCATTGGAGAATCTCATGCACTCAGGAACAAACGCACCCACACGCCCACAGTTTGAAGGGCAAATTGTGAAATTTAAATCTCCCCATTCCAATGCAGTTTTGTATGACATTTGCAAACGCAATTTAAAATATGGCAATTTGGAATGGTGGGCCTTAAACGAGCCAACAAACCAGCAAAAGGCAGATGCTCAAGCAGTCTAAAATTTCAGCGTGTAGGGGCTTTTATCGGCCCTTATGCGGTGCAATTTTGCATCAACTAACCCAGTAGAGGTAAAACATGGAAAACACTTTTAAACAATGGCTTGTTGACAACTACGAGCACAACGAACTAGCAGACATTGCAAACCACGGCTGTGCTGGCGGTGTCGGTGGTATGGTTTACTATACCGAGACAGTCAAGCTCTACGCGCAGTTTAAAGAAGCTCTGCATCAAACGCTGGAAGAATACAAGGATGCCACGGGCGAATGGCCCCAATATGTCGTGGATGAATTGGGGGACGATGTGCGGTTTGCCAATGCCGTGGTTTGGTTTGCGGCTGAATGGATAGCCCAAAACATCACCCAAGGCGAATACTTTGATGCGGATGACGACACATATGACGAATTCGGCGTGAACACTAAAAACTCATTTAACACTGCAC